ATGTTGCCTTAGACCACGTCCAATCGATTGTCTAATAATTACCTCTGATTTGAATGATTCAGTAAAAAATATGTTGTGAATTTTTTTAATAGAGATACCAGTTGAGAAGGTTCCGTCAATATGAGGCAACGATAACAACCGCTGCCTCTTCATTTGATATGTTTTTATGTGATGTTGGTTTCATATTTATTAATTTATTTTATTGAAAATCCATCCAATTGTATTTGCTGTTTTTTCATTTATTATTTTTTTATTTGAAGGTAATGTTACAGGTTGATTAGTATTTGAAAATTTTCTTATAAGTGAAATATTAAAATTAAATTCATTAACAATCTTATGTAATCCTTCTCTATTTAATACTTCTCCGGTTGGACTTATAAGTTCATATACATCCCCTGGATTTTTCTTTCTATTTTTCATTTTTTCAATAAAATCAGGATCCTGCCATTTTTCTTTAATAATCTTTCCTGCAAATGCTCTTTTTATAGGGTCTTTGTTTACACTATCCATTTTTTTAATAAATTCAGATCTTTTTTCTTCAGAAATAGAATTCCATCTAGATTGTCCTCTTTTTTTAGACTCATCTGGATTATTTTTAAAAAATTCTTTCATCTGAATACTTTTATTTTTTTTTAAAGCATCTGTCCAGTTTTCTTTATTGATTTGACATCTTTTTTTATAACCATCTTCATCTAATTTATCCCAACCTAATTTTGATCTTCTCGACTGTTCTTCTTCTGATAAAGAAGACATATATTTTCTTCTTTTTTCACAAAATTCATCATATTTTTTCTTATTTTCCTTTAAATTTAACCATCCTTTTTTAGAAGCATTTGAAATTAATTTAGAATCTTTTGCGACTTCAGAATTCATAAAATTTAAAGTTCTTTGATACTCTCTAATATTATATGCCTTAAATAAGAGTTCATGTGCTTTGATATGGTCTAAATATTTTAATCTTACTAAATTCCAACTATCATTTACGTGCTTAATATATCTACTTCTTGGTAAAATATGATGAACTTCTGAATATTCTTCTCCATCATACATGTTATTTAAAACAAATTCAATATACTCAATTAATGATTCATTAGAGTTAGGAGTACCATCTACCTTTAAAAATATGCTGTGTAATCTATCTTTCATATTCTATATATCTTTAATATACATACCAGTTAAGAATGTATTTTAAAACGAATTGATCCAATCGTCGAGCACATCATCATCTATCGTTATATTTTTAGCAAGTTTAAATGTTCCATTTGAAAGAGGAACATTCGTGTATTGAGGAACTTTAATTTGTTTATCTCCAAACTCTATTATAGAGTAAGGATCCGCAGAAGCCTCCATCTTCTTTTTATATTCCTCTCTAATGTCTGAATCTGTTCCGCCATCTACATAAAATACCCTCTTGTTACTTTCTTGCCTCAACTTCTCATATAGTCTCTGTCCATGTTCGATTCGATGGAAAAGCACTAATGAATTTCTGGGTACTCTTGCAATTACGTTTGAGATAAAATTAAGTCGCGCTTCGCTAGTGATTACAAAGTTTTGTTCTAATGAGAACACATCTTTATTTTCATATCGGTTTTGGGCCAATTCCATAAAGGCTGTTCGTTGTTTTGGAGTTGCATAGTTCATTTCAATAACTTTAACAACACATTGAGCAATATGTCCCTGCTCTTGTAAGAAACTTGCCTTAACTTCACTAATAACTGGACCAGTCTGACTCATTAGGGTTAATTTGTCAAGTGTACCATCTTTTGGAATTGTACCTGAAAGTCCAAATCTGTACTTTGCATTTACACATTTACCAAGGATTTCTTTAATACTGGCTCCTTTTGCTTTGTGGGTTTCATCGACAATAACTGCGTCAAATTCTGCAAAATAGGCAGCATCTTTTTTAATCAATGATTGATAGGTTCCAATAATTATGTTTTTGTTCTTTTTAACCTCTTGTCCCGCAAATATTTGTTGGATTCTTAGGTCAATTCTATTTCTAACGTTATATTCGTGGAAATCTTCATGCGCTTGAACTACCAATGAAACGTTAGGTACAATAAAAAGAATCCGTTGTGCATGACCCTTTTCAAGCATGTAGGCAACGGTCAAGAAGCTAATCAGTGTCTTACCTGCTGAAGTTGCAAGCTCTGCTAGACACTTTCTAAATTTTAGAATGTTATATGCAGTTTCTATTTGATAGTCACGAGGGGTTATCTGAGAACCCTTAAAGAAGTCTAATGCCCATTCCTCAAACTGTTCTGCATTAATATTGGAGTCAATAAGTCTTTTAATACCCTCGATTTTAAGTTCGTATCGGTATTCTTTACATATTGTCATCACATGGCGCCAAAGTCCAGCTGGAATCCATTTATCATCTTTAATATATGATACGTATCCATCCCAAACTCCGCGTTTTACTAGAGGGTGAAACCTCCAGCTTTCTATTCGTTTGGTTAGAGAGATTCTAATCTGCTCTAACTCAATTTCAGATGCTTCATCAATTCTTAAAAATTGATTGTCATCCGTTAATGTTAAAATCAAATCTCATTTGATATTTTTATAAACGACTAATGTCCAACCTGTTTTTGATTGCAAAGCCCATATTGTCGAGTGTTTTAATTGATCCCTCAAAAAAACTTTTTTGAGTCACTAATAACTCAAGGATGTTTGTATCATCCGCGATGTCGGCATCGACAAATTTTTCGCGCATTTTATCGGTGAGCTTATAGTCATAACTATAATACTCAATCCATTTATCTTTGTACTTTCGGTCTACTACTGATTTTTGGGTTTTGATTCGGTTACCCATGGTTGCGAGGTGTTCAACCAATATTTGTCGATAACTAAGTGTGAATGCACTTACGCTCTCTAAATTGTTACCTAATTTAAGTTCCTCAGTTAGACCCTTTATTTTTTGGGTCCAATCTTCCCTTTGTTTAATTAAGTATTCGTCAAGCTGTGTTATCTTATCTTTGACGTCTGTCATATATGATGTTTTTAAAAAAGTGAATTTCCTTTGTTGTTGTCTTTAATAAATACTGAACTTTTTAACTTGGCCTTTAATCTTGGCTTAGTCATTTTAAATTCTTTTTCGGTGTGTGAATATTTTGATGTACTAAAATCTAGCATCATTTTAATATTCTTTCTTTTGCTTTTCTCATTTTCAAAATCTTCGAATTCCTGAGCAACCATTTGTAAAAAATCTTTTTTTATCATAGGTAATATGCATCTAGTCTGGAGTTAGTAAAATATTTTTGTATTTGGGCTAAGCATTTATTTTTGGTTAGCCATGAAGCAATTACTAAATCGTTCAAATCACCTATATGTTTAGGATATTTATCTCTTTCATCTTTGTTCAATTTTTGCAAATACTCTTCCCAATCTTCATCAATTTTAGTATCTTTAAAGAACTTTTCCCATGTGAATATTTGTTTGCCTCTTTTAATCTTCTCCATCATCTTCTTTTTTCCGGTAGTATCATTGTCAAACATATATCTAATTGTAGGTATCTCATCAAATTCAAGAGTTGAACGACCAGCAGTTGCCAATCCAATAGAATTTTGCATGAACATTGCATCAATAGGACCCTCGAACATCGTAACATCACGTTCAAAATCAACAATCATTACACCGAATAGTGTTGAAAGTTTCTTAACGCCTACCAACTCTTCTTCAGTCAGCGAAATCTCCCGTTGAGTCTCTTGATATATCTTCTCAAGGTCATAAGTTAAATAACGAGAATTAGAACGCTTGTCGATGGAACGGGTTTGAAAACCTATAACTTTGTCATTTGGAGCTACATTGAGAACTACAATTCTTTTATCCTTTGGTGAGTACATAAATCGATGCATTTGTTGGGATAACAATCGATTCTTAAGATAGAAAAATGCAGGGTCTCCAGGTTCGACCTCTTTAAATTTAAACCATTCCATAAGTTCTTTTCGGGTAGGAGCCATATCATAGGTCAATTTAAAAACATCGTGTTCAAGTACCTCTATTTCGTTTGTTTCCATCTTGTGTTCTTGGATGTAGTCAATAACTTGGATAGAATCATCAGTACTTTGAAATTTTACGTGATGGTCTTTTAATAATTGATATGCATTTGAGTGAACTCCACAGTTAAAGCAGTGGAATTGTAGGGTGTCCCAGTAGAGATTTCCACGCTTCTTTTTATGGTCAGTAGTTGAGTCACCGCAATACGGGCATGACATCGTAATTCTACCCGGCATCTCTTTAATCATGTGCTTGCTTGGCTCGCTATGAGCTTTTACAATTGCTTGTTTTACCAAGCCCCTGATTTTTATCTTTAAATCTTCTGTGATTTTTTGACCCTGCATACCTATTATATAGAAAAAAAGGGCTAAGTTTAATTAGCCCTTTAGTTTATAAAATAACTTTAGATTAAATATCTAAGTCGTTCAAGAATGAATCTAAGTCATCTGAAGAGTCTACATTAGTAGAGCCTCCGCTTTCTACCATATCAGATGGGAATTCAAAGTCATTAGATTCTGCAACTGGTTCAGGTTTTGCTGGCGCTTTTTTAGCAGCAGGTTTATTAACAACAGAATCAATTGAACTTCCAGGATTTAAGTAATTTCTAAGAATAGAATTAACAAAATCAAGAGTTTCTCCGTCCCATGCTTTGTATTCGTATGGCTCTAAACTTGGAGCTGATTCCAATTCTGCTTTAATAGCTTTCATCGCCTCAGGAGTTCTAGTCGCTGCTTTACCATCAACCTCGATTGGTGAAGTTTTTGAAGAGAACTTTGATTTATCGTAGTTGTTGAAATCTCCTTGACGGGTAATAATCAATTCAAAGTTTTTACCTGCAAATAGGTCAAATACTTGAGTTGGTTCACCAAATGCTGGTTTTAATTCCTCATCAATTTTCTCTTTGATTTTGTAACCAAATTTGAAAACTTTATATTGTCCTTCCAATTCAGGATTTTGTGGGTCTTTAATGATTTTAATAAGTGCAAAGTATTGCTCACGTCTTTTAAGTTTATCACTCATTTTACGGTCAACTGCTGAGTCGCTTTTACGTAGTTTAAAGAATACGTCTGCGATAGGACATGGAGCTCCAACCGTTGATGGAGAGTCTACCATTTTACCGTCACCATTAGCATTAGTTAACCAATGTACGTATTTTTTCACTAAAGAGTTTCGTGGGTTTGTTGGGTTAGGAACAAAGCGAATCATTGCTTTATAAGTTCCATCCTTACCGTCGTCTGCGGTAGGTTTGTAAAGATCACTTCCAGAAGAAGCTTGTGTTTCGTGTGTGTCGACGTCATTTACGCCAAGATTAAAAATGTCAAAATCTGCCATGTCTTTAATTGCTTTAATTTAGTTAAACTTTAATTTAATAAGTCTTAAGGGCCCTTTAATTACTTATGATAGTTATATAGAAACTCTTTTTTTTGTTTCAAGAATCTATATTATTATATATCTTTTTTATTGGGTTTTGTTTTACCCTGGAGGCACAAATTTACCCTCTTAAAATATTTTTTAAGATTTTTGAAACAAAAACTTACAGGTTGAATATAACTAAAGTCTTTAAGCCTCCGGGTAAAATAGAGTTCGGGCTAGATGATTCAAAAAGTAAGCGTCCACCAAATCATCTAAAGGTTTTGGGACTTTTTTAACCTCTCCGATGTGGGTTTTGCAGAATCCAAGCAGTGGCTGGTTTTCAAGCACTGAATCGTTTAAAACGTTACCCAAGAATTTAACCCAAAGTTCATCCTTTTTCATGTTACCCTTTCCAGCGTGCTTTTTAATTGTTGAAGGTGCGATAGTCATCATATCCTTGACTTTAAGCCTCGACATCATTTCCATCTTTAAGATTGCAGCTCCAGCCGCCATATCAATAATATTATTAGTCCCGCTAGATGAACCATAAGAGGAGCCTTCAAAGGCAATTACAAAAGGTGTTTCATCCCCTGCAATTTCAATAATCATATTAATGATATCGTTTGCAGTTTGAGTGTGTCTTTGGATTTTAATCATTTCACTCTTTGAATAGGCCTCGTTATTTGTCCAATCCGGCTGATATGTGATTCTGGTATCTTCAAGCTGGTTTAGTTCTTCCTGAAGTTTCTGTTCTGCCTTGGTTCCTGTGCCTGGTTTTAAATACCCAATAAAACAGTACTTGTTCTCTGAGAAGATACAAATACCTGGCGAATTTAAGGAAAAGTCAATTGTTACGAAATTCATCTAGATTTTACTACCAAGAGAGGAACCAAGAGCGGCTCCTACAAGTCTTGAGGTTAACATATCATACATAATCCCACTTTGGATTCCAAGGATGTTGGCAATAGTTTTCCCAACAGTTTTACCAAGTGCAAAACCTGCAAGTCCTCCAAAGATACTACCTAAAATACCTTCATTAGTAATCTCTTCATTGAACGCTTGAATATTATAGGTTCCGTCCGGATTTTTGTATGTTTTTGAAAATTGCTCCAATGCTGCATCTACTTTAGCTTCAAGTTCTTCGGTCCATTCTGTTTGAAGGGATTCGTTTAAGACATCCAGTTCTGTTTGGGTAATGTTTTGTTCGGCTATGTAATCTAAAAATGTTTTCATAATTAATATGTTTCTAGTATTATATTGAATTTGTTATAATAAAAATTTAGGTCAAATGTTGTAAATTCAGCAATGTTTGAACTCATATTCAATTCCAAATCTGAAATTGAATTAAGTATTGGTTTTTCAAAAACAGCGCTCATAAGGTGAATTCCCTCTGCATCCATTATTTGAAGTTTAATATCGTTAATAAAAGGGTCTTTGACTCCCTTTGAATAGTAATATAATAGGG